CCATAAAATTATGGACGAAGTTGGTAACAACATCTCCCTTTCGGCACTTAATTATGAACGCTTCTATAAAAGCATAATTAGCCTGTCCAATTGTTTTGAAGCCATAATGTACAAGGCCAATCAAAAATGCATCAACAGGAAGAACAAAGAATATTCTAAACTCAACGTACGTTCGTCTTTAGATATGTATCAGCTAGTAGAACCTTTCATTTCAGTAGAGTATACAATAAATTATGGTGATTATTTCGTGGTCTTTAACGCCATAAACGAAACAACTTCATCCTTCGTTCTGAAAGACAGACAAGTCATTAAAAATGTGAATGACATGGAAAGGACAGAAAGGGCAGAGTATCTTTACAAAAGTATGATCTAAAAAAAATTCGTTGTCAATGGCAACAGTGCCAGTTATAAGGAGTGCAACGACTTAGTACTTGTAGCGCCACATTGGATTGACCATTGGATTGGATGACATTAAAAACGTCTCTTATCCTAAAATTCTTGCAACAAGGGATTTTTCTGGTAGCTTCCAATTTGGCCCATTATTATTAATTTATTGAGTAATCACATCCTTAAAATAAGTCGTGTCCGTAAACATAAATGAATGAAGTAGTGTTCTCAATAAAATTTGAATGTCCTGTTCTATACATAATAGACCCGCCTCCAGAAAAATCTTACAAAATTATTGGTAATAGCAGTACGGGGCTTAACCCGTGGATTGAGTATGAGACAAACGGAATATTTATTAAAAAAGGTGTGTTTGATATTAACAAAATCGATTTGCCAAGTCAACTTGCAAACCTTGAATTGTATTACGTTGTTCCTGATAAGGACAAAAATCTGATTCTTGAAAATATTTGCTCGCGGCGCAGTGTAAACTGTGAAGGCAGATCAGATTGCATCTTTATGCTATCAAGAGATTCATTTAGCCAAACATGTCGAAAAGTATTTGATGAGAAATCCAAAAACGAACAAGATAATTTTTAAAAAAATTATTGCAACAAAAACATGAGAGCATCAGATTGCCATTGTATCAACCGCATATCAGACAAACAATACAGGATGATTAAAAAATCAAACCCATTCAACGATGGTTGTTGGTATATACCATGTATCGACCCAAACCAGCTAAAGCTTTCTGATATTAACTCAAACGCGTGTCCAAAGAATTTTTGCCAAGTAATATATGACTTGAACAATAACAAAGATATACTGTTAAAACAAAATACAAATAAAATTTTGTGCGACTTTGAAAGTATTTCAAAGGATGGAAAAGAAGACAATGCCAACATTTTTATTTTGATTGTTGTTGGAGTTATTATTCTAACCATAATTATTTTTCTAACCATCTAACCATAATTATTTTTCTAACCAAGTGGGTTTCGTCCACAAATACCAAATGATTGAAGCTCTGTCTAAGAGAATAGTTTTAATGGCTTTTGTCATTAAAATTAAAAACACTAATAAAGTTCTAAAAAATGGAAGATGGTAAGACTGAAATTCAGTCCATGGCATAATTTTATTTGGTCCAATAAAATGTTTTTATGGATGTGATCCATAAAAACATACTTAAAACCTTTTCACTCCCGTAAATTATTTTTAATGCTTTATTTGCTGGTGTATTAGGTAGTTAAGAGGTTAAGAATTCTCAAACGGTCATCGTTTTTGTGCTTAAAATAATGGCATGCCATCACAATTTTCTGTGTTATCCTCTTCTTGTCTGTCTTTAAGTTTTATAAATTTACAAACAAAAGTATTCTTGTCTCCTTTAACGTGTTCAGTAAAGAGTTTTTGAAATTTCTTTTTATCCATATTGACATTTTTATTTGCATGGCTTTTGGAGAACCACGATGCAAAATCTTGAAAATAAAGATTTGTATTAATGATATCATTTTCATTATCCGTCCTTTCAAAGTTGTCATTAAAGTAGTCAACGATAGCGTTTCCTTGAGCTCTATAAAGTTCTGTTGCCGCAATAACTTTTGCAGGAATTTTAATCATAAAACTTCTCTTCTCTTTACGAGCATTGATACGGTCTTTTTCTTTTTTGATAAATGTCTGAATCATGTACCATGAAAAGGCCTCGCCTATTTCTCGTGCAGTGTCTTTATTATCGCAAAAGGATGTGTCTTTTAAGAAAATCTTCTCAGTTGCCTGTTGTTCTTCTGATATTCCTTCGAGACTGTCTTTGAATGTAGATTCAAATGGTATTACTCTTACTCTGTTCCATGTTGCGTTGTCAGGGTTCCTTATATTTGGGATAGTGTTGCAGATAAAAATAAGTTTGAAAAACGGATCCATCTCTCTTACATCTTTACCTTTCTGTTGTATGTCTCTAGCGTATAGGTCATCTCCGCCTGTTAAATTTTTAATTATACCAGCATTGACAGTTTCATCTGGCGCAAATTCGTCTATCACCGCCCATCTAACACCTCGTTCAGCTCTTGTCAATTCTGGGAAACATGCACCAGCTTTTGGAGGATCTCCTGTCACCATTCCTTTGGGGAATTTTACGGCAAGTTTGCCAAACTTGTTTTTGATAATTTTATTAGTTACAGATTTGCCATTGTCTCCTTCCCCTGTCCATATCTGTAATATTTTATCCCGGTTGCCTCCAAAATACATTTCACAATTCTCCAACATGAAGTAATCGAAGAGTTCTTCGTCTGGAAAAATCTTTCGAAAAAACTGTAACATCTTTTGAACTTTTGGACTATCCATGGTTAAAGATGCGTCATACGCAATTTTCATTTGTCTCGTTATGTAGTCCTCCGGAAGACCCTGTCTAAACACAAACGACGACAGGTCATATACACCGTTTGTAAACGCTATCAAATGAACTTCTTGATCCATAAAGTCATCCATATCATCTTTACCGATCATATCTTCGATAACTTTCATAAGACTAACTTGCGAACCATTGTTTTGGCATTTTCTGGCCAAATCATTGATTTGTTTAATTTTGCTGTTCACCAATTTGGTAATTTCTGCGCTTGCGGGGTTTCCCCGGTTCCCGCGCAAGCGCCAATTGGGGGAACCCCCTTGAGAGGCGTCTTCGTATCTGCTGTGATAAGAGTCTGGTGTCCCCCATCCGTCGAGTGTTTCATACCCATCGTCTTCTTCAATCTTTGTCATATCTTTTAAAAAAGGAATAAGTTTTAAGTATGCTCTTGATAATGACACTAAGGCTGGTCTCATGTGTCTTCCCACACTTTCTAAGCTCTTCCAAATCGTTCCATTGAATTTAAACCATCCAAGATTGCCATTAAGATACTCATTTTCGTGTTGTGAAACGAACATTTCTGCTATTTCTGTGTCATATGTTGGTACTCTCAATTTTTTAATCATTTCGGTGTCACTATTTCTCTGTCCTTCATCCCATTGTATGTTCATCTGTTCTTCTAGCATGTATTTTTCCACAGCTTTTGGATTGTCAGCTTTTGCCATAAAAATTAACGATCCCATAGTTCTTACATTTTGAGGCCTGTTGCGTTTCTCCATCTCTTCCCATTTAATGTCACACTGACTCTCGTCATACTTATGACTTTTTGCAGAAAATAATTTCCACGCTTCCAAAGCCTCTTCCCTACAATGACCTGAAACACCAATATTAAAAAGAGTTATCCCAACTATCCACCATTGATTGTAGTCATCGGCCCTACTTGAAGATAAGAACGATGTAATTTTCATCATTTTCCGAATCTCCTTTTCAGTTAATTTTTTATCGTCCTGATACTCGCCAATTTCATCTCTGTTGTATTTACCCACATCAAAGACATCACATAGTTTCATCGGAGCTTCCTTCAGATAGAAAAGTTTCTTTGCCACGGTTTCAGGTTTAGGATTGATAGACATCAACATAGGAAGTTCTTTCTCTATGTTATCATCTGTTATGGGATCTCCTTTTGCACATGAGTCGTTCTTAAAACATCTTTGTAATGATATTTCGGTTAAATTTGGATAGTCATATACTTTAGACACTTTATATGGCATGTTTGAACCTTCTTTAGAACTTCCATACATTAACCAACATTTTGTTGAAACATCGTCAATGAGCGATGATGGTGTAATTTCGTTGTTCATCAATTGAATGAAGCTCTGGAACAAATTGGTATTGTCTATCATCGTTTTAACCAACGGCATGAAGTTGTTTTTGATGTCTTTCTTTGGTAGAAAGACATGGGGAAAGTGAAGATGAATGCCTTTCTTAACACTTTTTTTCCCGTCCTTTTTCTCTTCGTAAATATCCTTCTCCAAAACAATACATGTTAAATTCTTATTCTTCAATGTCTTGCCCTTTCTGTCTAAATTTTCGGACAAAGCTTTTTGGAAAACCTTTACAACACCCAAAATATCATCTTTGTCATAAAAATCATTTGGTCCATAAATCGACTCTTCAGAACCAATTTCTTTTTTTAAATCAATATCTACAAGCAATGGTACAAAGTCACCGGGTTTTTCTGCTAAAGATAATTTTTTACCACTTTGACAAGCCCGATAGTAAGCTTTATAAAATTCTTCGTTTTTTTCTGAAGGCAGATACCACGTTCCCTTTATTTCACCCATAGAAACATGGGTGTGTTCGCCGTTAATATTTTTTGATAAGATTTTAAATACATCCATCTTGTTTAACTATAGTATTGTTCCTTTATATTCAATAATTTTATATACTCAAGGTTCAATTTTAAAGGGCAGGCATGGCATAAATCATTAAATATCTGTTTATGGACCCATTCTGTAATTCAAATAAATTTTAATGACAAAAGTCATTAAAATTTCAAATGTTGCATTTGGACAATATGTCAAGAAAAATTTGACTCTGTCACAAAAAACAAAAATTCTTGTACATTGTTCTATCGACCAGAGGCTGCTTACCTCGGAGACCTGCTACGGATATGGGGAACCGGTGCGACGCTCCCGTATCCCTAATAAAGCGTACAATCTGTATACGATGTGACGAAATCAAAAAGTTCTTGAGTAAATAATTAATGTATTATTGTCTGCGGTTATTTTTTTATCATTCCAACCACTTTTCATGACGATATCCAACTGAGACATAATTTGTGCTTTATCTTCATCCTTAATTTCAAATGTTTCTTGAGAAGGTCGTGGGTCTTTCCAATTCAAAACCTTCAAAATTTTATTCTTAAAATATGACAAATCTAAACATGGTTCTCTTGAACCTGATAAGCGGGTCTTTTTTAAATTCATTCTGAACAAATTTCTGGATAACACATTTATATCATTTGTACAAATATTGCCTATAGTCCATTCATCAGTGCCGTGTGTATCAATTTGAGCTTTGTAAAAATCTGTAACAAACGTCATGGCGTTGTTAAACTGGGTTATTCCATTTTTAAAGCCTTTCTTGTTTTGTTGTTCCCTTATTTCCCTAATCCCTCCATTACTTCCTAAAAATTCCCTGTAGTCAATAAGTGCACTTTTCAAACAGTCAACGAGAGCTTGAGCGACCATATATAGTTCTAATTTAGTAGATGGCTGTGGAAGTGTGCATCTATATAGTCTCTCTGGGACTTGTATGAAAGATTTGTTGACACCATTAAGATCGTCTGTAAAAGCCTCGTCGAATATTTGCCGGGGATTGTTGGTATTCATATTTAAAATTTTTGACCCCGACTTATCATTTCCTCCATCTCTTTGTCTCTCATTTTCATGTTTGTAGGTTGACGATATACCAAATGCTACCTTTTCACTTTTAAAGAGTCCTGAGCACCACTTTACAAAATCGATTGGGCTTCTCTTTAAATTCAATGTTTCAGACGCCCTTAGCATTGCTTCGTATTTTTTGTAACGATGAATGAAAGACAATGCGTCTTTCCTTGTAGAAATTTCTTGATCAGAGAAGAAATTTAACATTTTAAATATCATCTTTTCATTGTAAACGTGTTCCTGAGAGGTTGCGTTGTTATTGCCATCCTGTCTCACGTTATTATTGGTAAGCATATCCAAACAAGTCAAAAGAACTATCGAAAAAACATCTTGTGATGGCGCCATATCAAACATATTTACCATTCCATAGTGCATAGTGGTTCCGGACCCCCATTTTCTTTTCTCTTTTTCATCCATCTGTAGACTTCTGTATTCGACGTAAGCATCTGCAACTATGTGAGATTTTCCATAGTCAATTATGACAGGGACATGTTTGGTTATGATCTTGTAAACTCCCGATGCTAGAGGATATTGGATGGTTATCGGGTCTTTAAGTACTTGAATTATAACGTTCCATGGGGTTAAGTCATTATGGATGAATCCACATTGTTCTTGCGCAAACTGAAGAGATAACATAATTTGTAGCAGAACTTCAAGCATATTTTTCATACTTTTTGGACATTGAAGAGATGTCTGTTTTTCTCCAACCGTTGTGCCTTCTCTGGGATACAGAGAAAATTTATTTTTTGTGGCGAGAGACAATGTTTCTCCGAAAATATATTCGTTCAACAAGGTGCATTGAACATTACCCATGTCAGATATCGTTTTCTCAAATACAAACGACATTGCAAAGTTAGGTATGGTCTTAAGTAAATCGTTCAGGCACTCGTTTGAAATGAATGCTTCATTAACATGTTCCAACATACCTTGTTCATCTTCAGATGATTTTTTAACCACAGGGAAGCCTCCTATGTTGTACAGATCAACTGTCCCCTTTTTGTTTTGAAAAATTTGTCTGTCAAATACACCTTTTAGATTAATTGATGAACGGACCAATTTTTCCCACACTCCCCCCTCTTCTACAGAAGATTCAAGGGGACTTTCGTTTAACCTCCCCGTTATTGGTCTAAACATGTTTTTTAAGAACAAACCATACCCTTTTGACCATCCAAACGAACCTCTTCCTACCCCCAAAGTATAACCGAAAATGTTATATATCGACGCAGGTTTTGGTATTGTATATGATATGGAGGATCCTTCTGGTTTTACACTGTTCTTCATCACATCGTAAAGATACTTAAGCTGAACGTCATTTTGTGCTATAAGCGGATCGTTCCCGTATGTTTCTTCTTTGCTTTGGAAGGTATTTTTTAATTTGACAATTAATGTTTGCATGTAGTCCATAATACTGTCGCGAGTTAAATATTTTTTAGAAAACATCAACGCTTGTTCTGAAATTTTCTTACATGTCTCGTCGTTATCTCTGCACCATTGTATTTTTTCAAGCAAATCAGACAGATCTGCCTTAACTGGCACAAAATGTACATAAGGCTGAAGTAAATCAGAGAACCACATTTTCCAACCAGATGGACCATTCATCGTTTTAACACTGTCGGTGGAACTCCCACCTCTCTCTATTTTACCTTTTTCTTCGTCATTCGTAGTTTCAACAGGAATGTAACTCTGCACGAGTAGTAT